GAGGGTAGACGTTTCGTTGGAAATCAAGTAGTTAAAATGTCGAGGCTCGATGCCAAGCTGGTAGCTGAGCACGACAAACAACAGAGGAGCAAAACCCAATGAGTGATGAAGAAGGAGAAGGAGCAGGAGCAGGCGCAGGAACTGGCGAAGGTGAAGGCGAAGGCACGTGGTACGGCGATGACTGGAGACAGCAGATAGCCGGCGATGACGAGAAGCAGCTGACACAGTTGGGCCGATACAAAACCCCTGCCGATGTCTGGAATAAGGCACGAGCGTTGGAGCAGCGTATTACCAGTGGTGAGCTGAAGGATACATCGCCATTCCCGGGTGAGGGTACCGACGAGGAGAAGTCCGCATGGCGCGGAGCGAACGGTGTGCCTGAGTCCTTCGACAAGTACGAGCTGACTCAGGACCTTGATGACGATGGCAAGGCTATCCTCGAGGGATTCCTGCAGCACGCGCATGCCAACAACTACGACACTGATCTGGTGAATGGGATGGTGGATTACTTCATTTCGAAGTACGACACCGACACCAATGCCTCTGGTGAGGCTGACGCTGGACGTAAGGCAGCGAACGAGGACGCACTGCGGGCAGAGTGGGGACCAGACTTTCGTGGTCACATGAACCGTATAGACGGCTTGCTGGACATGGTTGGTGAGGGCAAGGGAACTGAAGTGCTCGAGGCTCGCATGGCAGATGGGACGATGTTGAGGGATTCACCCGAGGCAATGAACTTTCTGCTGGAGGCTGCACTGTCAATCAACCCGGCAACCGCACTGACCCCGTCTGGTGACATGGGTACGATCGACAGCATTGAGGACGAGATCTTAGCCATTAAAGCCAAGATGCCGACGAAGGAATACAAGGACAGTCCGAAGATGCAGGAGCGCTATCGAACCCTGATCACGGCACGGGAGAACATCAACAAGCGTAGTGCCGCCACAGCCTGACGCAGTTGCGTTGGACACTCGGGTATCCCTCTCGTATAAAGCAGGTCACAGGTTTGAGGGATACCTGATTAAAACCCTTACCGAACGCGGAAGCGCCGGAAGCACCAGCAGCAGCGCCCTACGGGGACACCCTGCCAACTTGGTCCAGACGGACACCCTGAAGCTGAAGGATTAACATAGCTTAGGAACTGATCTCATGACAGACCAAGTCTTTATCACCCAATACCGCGATGAGTTCATTGCGGGATTCGAGCAGCACCAGTCGCTGCTTCGAGATACGGTGACGACTGAGGCAGTCATTTCAGGTAATCAGGCCGTATTCCTTGTCTCCGATTCAGGTGGCGCGGAAGCGAGTACACGTGGCAATAATGGACTCATTACTGCTCGTTCTGATAACCAAGCACAATCGACCGCAACCCTTAACGAATGGCACGATCTCGTTCGCAAGACCGATTTCAATATCTTCGCCAGTCAGGGCAATCAGCGTGCGATCATGCAGATGACCACCATGGCCGTTATCAACCGGAAGATCGACCAAGAAATCATTGGTGCCCTTAACGGGACCACCGTGACTATCGGCGCTACCGGAACCATTTTCAGCGTAAACCTGTTCCAGAACGGACGCGTCAAACTATCGAATGCGGAAGTGCCTTGGGACTCCAACATCACGTTGCTGTGCCAACCATCCTCGGTGGCCTACCTCGAGCTTGCACCGGAATTTTCCAGTGCCGACTACATCTCGATGAAGCCGTTTGCCGGTGATGATGCCAGCTGGCGCGATCAGCCAATGGCTTACCGCTGGAAGTCAGCCCTCATCCTTGAACATCCGAAGCTGCCCGGGAAGGGCACGACCTCGGAACTGAACTGGTTGTACCACAAGAACTCAGTCGGCCATGCGGCCAACACTGCGGGAATGGACAACTCGATCGGTTACAACGATGAACAGAAGTACTCGTATGCACGGTGTTCCATGGACATGGGATCTGTGCTCCTTCAAGCCGCTGGTGCCGTCGAGATTACATCTGACGGATCCGCTTACGCATAAGGAGGTAAACTAGCATGGCATATTCATCAACAGGTAATCCTCCAGTCCGTATCGACAGTGGCCTGCTCTCGCAACGCAACATCCGTGAGAGTACATCGTTGGGTGAAGGTGGCGCTTTGTGGACTTACACGTCCACGAATCTGACCACTGATCTCATGGTGGCAAGCCACTTCTCGAATGCCGGTGATCTGGGCATGCGCAACGGGGACATTCTTATCTCCGCCACGTACAGCTCTGAAGGGTCATCCAGTATTCTCGTTATCGGTGTCATTGGGTTTGACTCCACTTCGGGGGCATCACTGTCTACCGGTGGAACAATCACATCCACATTCGCCTAACCGAGAGGTACGGTAAGTAGTAACACGGGGACTGGGTTTGACTCGGTCCCTTTTTTTAATCACCAAACACTGAGGAGTGAACAATGAACGATAAAACCAACCAACCGAACCGCGATGTCAAGCAACAGCCCGGGGGTTTCAGACCCATCGAGGTTTTGACATCTGAGCACGATGCGGTACTGGCCCCCGACCACGAGTATTCAGACTGCTTTGTGCCGTCCTTCTGGTCAATCATCGCCCCGCTCGTGGGTCGCGACGACATCATCCGAGTGCGTACTGAGGACCAGCGGTTCTATGCTGAGCTGTACGTGGTTGATGCCAACCGTCAAGGCTTGTCTGTTGTCGAGATGCGCCACATAAGCCTGCAGAAGGAGGTCCCTGAACTGGCTCCAGATGCGGACTACGAGGTGAAGTGGAAAGGACCGCAGTGGAGATACTGTGTGGTTCGCAAATCCGACAATGCGATGATGCAGAAACACCTGACCGATAAGGTCGACGCGTACAACTGGATCCAACTGAAACTTGCCGCATGAGGTAAAGCATGGCCACCAAACTTTCGTTATACAACAAGGCATTGCTGTATTGTAAAGAGCGAAGCTTAGCGTCACTCACCGAGGATCGTGAACCAAGACGACTACTGGATCAGGTTTATGACGAGGGTGGTATCGAGGCCTGCCTTGAAGAAGGGTTGTGGAAGTTTGCTACCCGGGGAGTGAAGCTGGATTACGATACCAACCTCATCCGTGAGTTCGGCTACCTCTACGGGTTCGAGAAACCCAGCGACTGGCAGAAGACGGTGGCCATGTGTTCGGACCAATACTTCAGTACCCCACTGGTTGACTACATTCACGAGAACGGATTCTGGTTCGCGGACCTGCAGTGCATCTATGTCCGCTATGTGTCCAACGACAACCTGAATGGTTATGCTCTGGGTAGCTGGCCAAAGAGTTTCGCGAACTACGTTGCAGCCTACTTCGCTGAACAGATTGTGGGTAAGCTGACTGCAGATCCAACCACTATCCAAGTGGCCATGGATTGGCACGAAAAGAACCGCAAGATTGCCAAGGGCAACGATGCGTGGAACCAGCCACAAAAGAAACTACCCCCGGGTTCGTGGGCGAGGAGCAGGGGGGATCGAGGGCGCAATAACGACTTCGGCAACACTGGAAGTTTGACGGGTTGATATGGCTCAAAGCGAAACATTACTCAGGACCTTCAACCGAGGTCTGATCTCATCGCTGGCGTTAGCCCGTACTGATCTCGAGCGGGTACCTTTATCTGCCGAGACCATGAACAACTGGATACCGCGTGTTCTCGGGTCCATGATGTTGCGCCCGGGGACTGCCCACCTCGGTGCCTCAGCCAGCAACAACAAAGCGAAACACATCCCCTTCATCTTTGCGTCTGACGACACTGCGCTCGTGGAAGTGACTGATGCATTAGTGCGGGTTTGGGTCTCTGATGCTCTGGTGACTCGACCAGCAGTCACATCGGCAGTAACCAACGGTACCTTTGTCGGCAACATCACTGGCTGGACGGATGACTCTGTCGGCTCTGGTGCATCGATATATGTGAACCCCAACCAGATGGGGTTGACTGGTGACGGCACGAACCGAGGTTCTGCGTATCAAACCATCACGTTGGTTGAGTCCAACGTCGAGCATGCTGTGCGAATTGTTGTTGGTACGGGACCAGTGACGTTCAAGATAGGCTCGACTGTGGGGGGTGATGAATATTTCACCGAGACGGTACTGGATGAAGGGACACACTCGTTGACTCTGACCCCAACAAGTAACTTCACCCTACACTTCGGGAACACCCGTCCCTTTCAGGCACTGATCAATTCGGTAGCGATTGAGGCCGCTGGAGTAATGACCATCCCTGCACCATGGGCGGCAGCTGATCTCGGACTGCTGAGGTATGACCAGAGTGGCGATATCCTCTTTGTAGCCAGCGGGAAGACGACCGACAATATCGGCTACCAGCCCTACAAGATTGAACGGAGAGCGACAACTGCGTGGTCTGTGGTCAAGTACATTCCAGAGGACGGACCCTTCAACTCAATCAACACTGGCCCCATTACAATCACCCCTGATCAGACGAGTGGTACTGCCGGCACCCCATTGATCACCTTGACAGCGAGCGCCCCTCTGTTCGAACTTGGCAATATCGGTGGACTGTACCAACTAGCATCCAATGGTCAGCAAGTAACCGTGACCGACATCGCGGCACAGAACACCTTCACTGACCCCATTAAAGTGTTCGGTGCTGCCAACGCACGTATATTCACATTTACGATCACTGGATATGGTGCTACGTCTCACACCATCACACTGCAGAGAACCTTCACGGGCGCGACAGGGACTTATGCCGATGTGATCACCCGAACGGCAAACACGGTCGAGACCTACGACGATGGGTTGGACAATACCGAAGCGTGGTATCGGATCGGTATTAAGACCGGTGACTTTTCGGGTGCTTCCACAGTTGATCTGGCATTGGATTATGCCGCTGGGTCTATCTCGGGCAAGGTCCTCATCACGGGATACACTAGCACCACAGTTGTCACTGGCCCCGTTATGGCGAATCTGGGTAGCACAGATGCCACTGCCGACTGGTACGAGGGTTCGTGGTCTGACCGTCGAGGCTGGCCGACTGCTACCCGTTTGGTTGAGGGTCGACTGGGATACTTCGGACGAGCGAAGGCATGGCTGACGGTATCTGACCGGTACGCCTCTTTCGATGCCGAGGTCGAGGGTGACTCTGGCCCGATTACTCGAACCATTGGCTCGGGTCCTGTTGACCATGTGAACTGGGCACTCGAGCTGGCGCAGTTGGTATTTGGTACTGACAGTCGCGAGCACACAATGAGAGCGTCCAACCAAAACCAGATACTGACCCCGAGCACTTCCTTCATCAAGAAATACTCCTCGCAAGGATCGGGTGACACGATAGCTGTGGAGCTGGACGATACCGCGCTCTTTGTGCAGAGGGGCGGTAAGCGGCTCATGCAGTCTGTCTACGACGAGCGGCTGGAGTTTGCGACCGGTGACCTGTCGCGACTGTACCCCGAGAGTGGTGGTACAGGAATCACCCACATTGCCATCCAGCGTCAACCAGACACACGGATTCACTGTGTTCGGTCTGACGGCACGGTGGCTATTTTGCTGCACGATGACTCGGAGGAAATTAGTTGCTGGCTGACGGTTTCTGCTGGTGGTACGGACGCGGTCATCGAGGACGTTGTGGTGCTCCCGGGTGCGGACGGTACTGGCGAGGATGCGGTTTACTACTCGGTGGCCAGAACGGTTAACTCGAGCACGGTTCGATACCTTGAACGCTGGTCACTGGAAAGCGAATGTGTCGGCGGGACTACCAGCAAGAACATTGATACTCATGTGACGGGCACGGTGACTTCGGGTGCGATGTCAGGCCTTACCCACCTCGAGGGTGAGACTGTGACGGTGTGGGTGAATGGTGTTGATGCGGGCACCTACACGGTCAGCAGCGGAGCGATCTCTGCAGTCACGACCGATGGTAGTGCCGTGGTGGGATTGTCCTATACAGCGCAATACAAGAGCACGAAGCTCGGTCGTTTGATGATCAAGAAGAACGTGTCCCGTGTCGGGATCATTGCGGAGAACATGCACTATCAGGCACTGACCTACGGACCCGACTTCAGTAGTCTTGATCCGCTGCCGATGGTTCAAGATGGCGCGACAATTAGCGACAATACGGTCCACACCCAATTCGACGAGGAGACCTTTTCCTTCGATGGGCTGTGGGATACAAATTCACGGCTTTGCTTACAGGCAGCATCACCCCGACCGGTGACCCTGTTGGCAGCCCTTGTGGAGTTTGACGGATGAGAGATATATTAAAGATCGCTGATGGACGGTGGGATCCCGAATCATATACTTTAATGATTTCTGTCGCTGGGGGTTTTGCGATAGCTGGTGCAGCAATGAGTTTTTTCGGGGGCAACAAGGCCGCTGGTGGGATGAAGGATCAGGGCAAACTGGCAAGAGAGAAAGGGCGCGAGCAGAAGACCTACAACGAGGTAGCTGCCACAGAAGTGATGGCGATCGGTCGGATGAATGCGGCAGAGGATCGACGTCAAGCCAAACTGATTGCATCGAGAGCGGTAGCGGTTGCTGCTGCTGGTGGTGCGGTGGAGGACATAGAGCACCTTTTGGGTGACATCTATGGTGAGGGTGCCTACCGCGCTTCGATCTCCCTGATGGACGCACAGAGCCAGTCAAGCCGGTTGCTGTTCGAGGGTGAGCAAGCCGCGAAGTACGGTGCTGCGCTTTACGAGTCCGCGAAAGGATCTGCTAGTGCGCAGCGCATGAGTAGTTACGGTGCCCTGTTGCAGACGGGCGCTTCCCTATTCGGAGGAATGAATTTTGGCTGATCTACCTAACACATACGCTCGCCGGCCTTCACTCCGATTTGGTGGGGTCAGACAGGCTAATCCAGTTGTAGCCCCGGGATCAATAGCCGAGGGACAGGGTCTCCAAAGGCTGGGTGCTGAGGTCGCAGAAGTGTTCGTTGGTATCCAGCTGCAGGCTGACAGGACCGAGCTTGAGAGCAGGACCACGAAATACAAGTCCGAGGTGCTGGACCTACAGAAGGACTGGGAGCAGCACAAGAGTTCAGATGTTGCCGAGGATCCTGAGTTCTACACCAAGTACACCGCGAAGCACGACGAGCTGAAGGCACGTTTGCTGGACGATGCGAGCAACCATCGAGTGTCTGGTGCGTTGGCACAGCGTTTGGAGCTGGGTGATATCAATGTGAAGGAAGGCCTGATCTCACACATCAGCAAGGAGCGCGAGAACTACAACACCCAGACCTACAATACCTCGGTAGCTGTGTCCGTCGATACGATTGCAGCGAACCCGTACAACGCATCCAAGATCGCACAGGAACGCGAGTCCATCATCGCCGCCACTGCACTGTACGCTGAGCAGAACGACCTGCCGGCTGAGACCCGTGACTACATGATCAAGGATACCTTGTCGAAAGGTCACATCGAGGTCATCAAGCAACGGATCAATGACGACGAGACCGCGAGTGCGAGGACCTATTTTGCTGAGAACGAAGACGAGATCATGGGTGCAAAGCACGCTGACATCGAAGCCCTGCTCGATAAGAGTGGGCTGGATCTTCGTTCACAGAGTTTGTCCGCTCAAGCCTTCGCGCAGTTCGGAGATAACGAGCAAGCTGGGTTGGCATTCATCCGTGAGAACGCGGCACCCGAGGATCAAGCCGCTGCCCTGAGTCTGCTGAAAGCTCAATACGCCGAGCAAACAGCCCAGCAAAAGAAACTGGAGAACGATACCTACGACATTGCGATCGGCCTTTACAACGAGGGTCTGGCGAATGGTTTAACTCCGCTCGAGTCATGGGATGCGATCCCGATGACCGTGAAGGACCAGATGAAAAACTCGCACGAGCTGGGTCTGTACGGAGTGATGCAGGCCGATGCCCGGGGTGGTGCTATCCACACTGACCCCGTTGCTTTTCTCGACCTGTACGAGATGGCAACCGGTACCCCTGAGCAAGTGGCCCAGTTCAGAGACAAGTCACGGACGAACCTGCGGGATATGGTAGGGAGTTTGAGTACTGCGCACATTGCTTATTTTGCCAGACTGCAGGA